ATGTGCGCTTCGGTCGCGGCGCGGCCGACGGACGTCCGTACGGCCATCTCCGCGTACGAGGTGAGTTGCCAACGGCGGCCGGCGCGGTCGGTGAACGACGCGATACCGCGGTCGGCGAACCGGCGCATGGCGTCCTGCGCCGCCTGCCGGCGGGTGCCGGTGCCGAGCAGGGGCGTTGCGGTGACCTCGGCGACGACCGTCCGGTACTGGTCGTCGACCGCCCGGAGAATCGAGTGGTGCGTCGCCGTGAGCCGGTCGACGGTTTCCTGCGCGAGCCGGTCGACCGCCTGCGCGTTCGGGGCGACCTCGTCGACCAGGCGGCGGGAGTCGTCGGACAGGGCGCCGAGTTCGGCGACGGCGGCGCGGTGCCCGGTGTTGTACGCCTCGGCGACGGCGTCGAACACGTCGAGGGACATCGCCTTGCCGAGTTCGTCGACGACGCCCTGTGCCGCGCGGCGCACGGCCTGTACGGCGGCGAGCTTCCGCTCGATCCAACCGGGGGCGTCGAGGCCGTCGGCGAGCTGCCGGGCGATGATGCCCAACAGCCGCTCCTCGGCGGCGGCATACAGGTCGCGGGTGGTCTCGGCGAGGTCTTCGACCATGCCCGGATGGATAGGCACGGCTCACCCCCGTTCACGCGTTCCCTGGCAGACCGCGGACCTCAACTGCCATGCTTCGATCGAGGAAGGGAGTTCCATTGACCGATATGCACAACTCATCCGATGACAGTCCTGAAAACTGGATCAGGGTGGCCGACGTCTCCGGCACGGTGGTCGTCGGGAACCAGAACAACGTCATGTTCAGCGTTGCGGCTGGCATGGCGGCAGCACCCTTCCTGCAAGCAATCGCCACGCATTTCGGTACCAAGTTGGCTGGCCAAATTGATGAGGCGACACGTGTCGCCGTACGCCGATTCCTTCGTCGTGAATCCGCGCATGTTCAGGTGTCGCTGACGGAGTCGCACGATGCAATCTCGCTACGAACGGAAGCCGGTTGGTCTCTGAGGGTCCCGGTGGACATTCCGGCCGAAGCTCTTGGGCAGCTGCTCACGCTTCAAGGCGCACCGCATCCTGCCCTGAGTAGTACCCCTGTCCCCGTGTTGAAGTGGCGGGAATCGGCATGGTGGGTGGTTGGCGTCAACAACGGCCTCATCGTCGAGCACCGTTGGAGCCCCGAAACGGGCTGGTCTGAATCATGACGGGACCAGCGGGAACGTCCCAACAGGATCGGGGGCGGCGGCGCCGGTCTCGGCGAGGATCGTCTTGACCTCGGCCTGTACTAGCGTGTCGTCCCTTGCCGAGTTCGTCGATGACGCCCTGCGCTGCGCGGCGCACGGCCTGTACGGCGGCGAGCTTGCGCTCGATCCAACCGGGGGCGTCGAGGCCGTCGGCGAGCTGCCGGGCGATGATGCCCAACAGCCGTACCTCGGCAGCGGAGTACAGGTCTCGCGTGCGCTCGGCGAGGTCTTCGACCATGCCCGGGCGGATGGGCACCCGCTCACCCCCGACCCAACTGTCACGACCCCGTAACACGTGCTCAGAGGGCGTGCCGCTCAGGCATGATCCCCCCAGACCTGCGTCAAGGGACGTTGGCATACAGAAAGATGAAATTCATGAAGGTTCGACCAGGTAGGCCCGCTGGGCTACCGAAGACCAAGACCGTTTGGTCCGCAGGATGCCGAGTGTGGCAGTCAGTCAGGAAGGCCGGCACTGCGCTGACCTTGGTTGGCGTGCTGTTCGGTGGAGTAAATGCAGCCCTCGCAGTGGACCGTGCATGCGTAATGCCTGCACACTCCCTGACGGTTGTTCAGTCAGTCTGCGAAAAGATAGACAAGTAGCGGATGGGGGCCTGGCTTCGGCCGGGTCCTTCCACTGGACCGTAGGGCCGTTGGCGAGTTGCCGGGTGCTGATGTCCAGCAGACGTTCCTCGGCCTGCGCGTAAAGATGGCGGGTGCCTGTGGCGAGGTCCTCGACCATGCCGGAGTGGATCGGCGCGAAGTCCGCCCTGCCAGTTGCGGCACTCTTGGTGATCGGTAGGCCCGCAACCCTTACTCTGAAGTCGCGAGAGGGGGGCCATGCCAAGCCACGAAGCATCGAGGCCATCGAAAAATCTGCCGCAACGACCGCCGACAGTGAGCGAGATTAAGCAGATTTCTCAGCAAGCTAAGGCATCACTGGACCCTCTACTTTCCCCTGGCGCGGTCTCGGGAAGAGCTGTGATTTTACGAGTTGATTTGGAAATTCCCGCCCCTGGTCGGGTAGGAGCCCTAGAAGTGCGGGGAGTCGACGGGCATCTCTCGGATTCTGACGCTGCCAGAGTGCGAACGCTGACTTATAATCGGGAACAGGTTTGGGCTGCAGATTCTCAATCATTCACGCAGTACTTTCCGAATGACTACGAGGCATTCGCGGCGTTTGTAGAACAGGTGCACGGACAGACATCGGAAGATACGGGCGTAGACCTGCGTATTTTCCTGCTGCACCTTCTGTTGAGTGACGAGACGGTGGTACCGCAATTCGGCTCACCTCCCTCGGCCTGGTTCCCCTTGAGGGCAATTGCTGAGCAATCCTCAGCAATAGGTGTCACCGTTGCATGGGGTATGTCAGGCAAGGGAGTCTCTTTGGTTGGCGCTTATCTTGGAGGACTCTTCCTTGTGAAGTTCGTTACTCCAATCGTTTCTGAGGCTGGAAAAGCTACTGCGGCTGGCGTGGCTGCTAAGATTCGAGCCGCCTTCAGAATTGACGAAACGCAGTCAATTGGGGAACTCTTGGGCTCAGGTGATCGGGGCGCATTGCCTGCGGGATCAACATCTGACTCCGGTGATGACGAATCTGAAGCGTCGCAATGACGCTAAAGAGGGAAGCTGGCTACGGGGTCGGGCGCGGCGGCGCCGGTCTCGGCGAGGATCGCCCGCACTTCGGCTTGTACGGCGGTGTCGTCCCATGTCGGGTTGAGGATCTTCACCTTCGTTGCCGTGCTGACGGCCCCGGCGCGATTGAGCAGGTCGAGCGTCGTCGCTGTCTGCTCGGCGGACTCGGCGACGCCGTCGCCAAACTCCACGCGCGGCCGGTCGGGCGTGATCCTGCTGCCGAACAGCGTCGCGTCGAGCAGCAGCAGGACATGACACATGTCGGCGACGGCGTGCCGCCAATAGCCGGCCTTCTTGCGGCGGGTGACCATACTCCGGGCGTCGCGGGCGTCGACCTCGGTCGCGGTGACCGGCGCTCCGTCGCCGTCGAGGCCGAACGACTGCGGGCTGTAGCCGGCAGACTGGGCGGCCTCCCGGGTGATCGCCTCGGTGGTGCTGCGGTGCTCCTCGACCCTGATGTCGAACTGGTTCAGGGTGATGCCGGCGCCCTCGTTCGGCGGCATGCGCAGGGAGTGCCAGACCTCGCGGTCGTCGTCGAACGACGCCCCGCGGCCGGCGCCCTCGTTGCGCATGTACCCGTCGGGGACGATCAGGCGGGCGCGGGCGAGGCGGATGTCGCGCATCCACGATGTCCACGTTTCGTCGAGACTGTCGAACAGGTCGTAGATCGGTGCCGCGTAGTCCGAGCGGCCGATCGGTGAGCCGCGGTGCAGCCGGTTGGGCAGCATGTTGGGGACGTAGGCGGCGGTGAGCTGCTGGATGCCGGTCGTGATCGTGTCGCCGTCGGCGTCGAGGCTGTCGACCAGGTCGGCCGTGTCGGGGTGCTCGGTGAGCGGCACTCTGCGGCCGACGTTGTCGGCGGTGCCCTCGTACAGCGCGTGCACGATGCGGCCGGGCTCGTGCCGCTCGAAGTGCCGCCATACGGTCGAGGGTGTCGAACCGTCCAGCTCGCGCCAGAAGTTGACGGCGCGCAGCAGGCCGAAGCGCCATTCGGGGATCGCGCCGTCGGGCTGCATGACGGTGAGCAGGGGGCGCGGTACTAGGTCGCGGTCCCACGTCACGCGCAGGAACACCCCGGACAGGGCGGCGGCCTGTTCGGCGGCGCCGAGGAACACCTGTTGGGCGCGGCCCTCGTCGAGCAGTTGGTCGAGGCGGGCCTGTGTGGGGGTGTCGGTGACGGCGATCGTCGGCATGTCGGAGAACAGCAGGGCGGCGGAGGTCGCGGCGATGTCGCCGGCGAGGGGGACGTGTAGGCGGTGGTCGCGCCGGTCGGGGCGGTGCTCGAACGATCGGCGTCCCCACAGGCGGCGGCGCTCGGTGTGCCGCGGGTGGTTGGTGTAGACGCGGGCGAGGCGCTTTCGGTCGCCGCTGTACCACGCGTCGTCGACGCGCATCGCCTCGTAGTGCGGGGCCCACGCCGGGGGCGGCCACGCTGCGCCGTTCTCCGGCAGGGGCATACCGGGACCTCCTCGAAGTAGTGCTATGGCGCTGAGAGCTGTGCACCATGGCTCTATGGACCAGGGGCTCGCTGCGGTGCTCGGCGCCGCCGTTGGCGTGTCAGGGAGCGCGATAACGGGTTTGCTCGGGTACGTTGCGGCCCGTCGCCAAGCGCCTGATCAGGGGCGGATCGAGCATGCGCGCCAGCTAAGAGCAGAACGTCGCGAGGTCTACTTGGCCTACATGGAATGGATGCAACCCGCCAACGACTTCGGGGCCTTGGAGCCGAGGGAGGAGACGCCAGAGGCTCTAGAAGCCGTTCGGCTGAAGCTCGTTGAGGCCCTCAATCACCTTCATACGCTGCGACCCCGGGTAGATCTCTGTGGGCCACGGGAGGTTGCTGAGG